TATGTCCACCCACCCACACAAAGCAGCCTCCAATGCCACCTCGTGCGTATTCGTGCGCCCATTATCGATATCCCTAATGGTGTAGTATAAGAACTTGTCGCCATGAACAACCGCACCACACAGCGTGCGTGGGTGCCATTCGTGCAGTTGCGCGATGCACCCTAAATGCCCCTTCTTGGCAGCTAAGTACGTGTTTTTACAACCACGACAAATCATTGCTGACATTTGAATACATTACATGACTGGGGGTTTTATAATATAAAACTAGGTCTCATTCTACGGGCCGGTACATATCCACCAGCTGCCCTATACGCTTCAAATGCATCCCGCATTACGGCGTAATTCCCATGCGCAGACCACGTGTCGTACGTAAACAATTTCATGTCCTTCGCCGTTCTCCAATACTGATGACGACGTTCACTTGTGCTGTTGTCCCCATTTTCTCTATAAATTTCAACTAAATACTTTGAAGCTTTTTTGTCCATTATTTGTGCTGGATGCCATGTATTATGAAGTCGAATGAAAACCATAGTATCACGCTCCATATTTAAAGTCTAGCACAAAAAGTGGTATTAAAGATTGACTGGGAGTTTTTTATTCAGAAGTCGCCGCCTTCTTTGCAGTACGAGTCGCCGCCTTCTTCGGGGCGGCCGGGGCAGCAGCCGGGGCAGCAGCCGGGGCAGCCTTGGCGACACACTTGCACTGACAAGCCGGGCCGGGGGGACCCTGCTCACCCGGCTTGCCTCGCGGCCCCTGTGGGCCTTCCGGGCCAGCTTGACCTCGCGGACCAGAAACAGCGGTCGCGCCGAGGCCACCTTCCTCGATGACCTGGGTCAACTTCGTGAGAATGGTGTAAAGCCGGTCCTTGTCGATTCGCGTGCGTTCCAATTCCTGGGTGATTTCTTGTCGAATCGCGTCCATTGTCGTGTTTATTATACATAAAGCTAAGATAATCTTTAAACATTATGATGATATTCATAGGCCCAACACTCCTCTCTGGTATCGGTCAACATGCATCTAAATATGCCCGTCTCTTTCCTGAGAATTCATATCACGTCATAGGTCGGGAGATACCTGAAGCAGAGCACGGCCTGTTGTTCACCATACCGGTGCCGCAGACACTCGAACACATTCCATACATTAAAAGCAGAGTGAAGAACTTGGCCTGTATGACGGTGTGCGAAACCACGGAAGTCCACGAAGACTATGGTCTCCTCTTCAAACACTTTAAAAAGGTTGCCGTGCCGAGCGAGTTTTGTCAAGAAGTCTTCTCTCGTCAGTTCCCCGACACTGAGTTCTACGTCGTGCACGCGCACATTCCATCACCAGAAACATACACCTTCTATCACATAGGAAACATCATGGACGACAGAAAACAATTCAAAGACATTTTAGAATCATTCATTCGTCTCAATGAACCAGACTCGCGGCTTCTCGTGAAAGCCACGTGTTTGAAAGATGTTCCACTGAACATTCCCCGCGTGGAAGTGATTAATGGTCTCATCAGTGATGAAGAGATGGACATCATTCATAAAAGAGGTGATTGTTACGTGAGCTTTTCTAAGAGTGAGGGGGTTGGGATGGGCGCCGTGGAAGCCGCCATCAGAGACAAACCCGTCATCGTCACGGATTTTGGTGGTGCGCCCGAGTACGTCAAAACCCCGTACCTGGTGCCGTGTGAACTTCAAGAGCTTGAAAGAGATGATTTTCTCTTTAAAAAAGGAATGCACTGGGGGAAACCAGACAAAGACAAGCTCTTGGAGTTCATGAGAGATGCGTTCAATAAAAAGTTAAGGTACATGGACCACACGCACACGAAGAATTTGGTGGGAAAAGAGAACATCCTACATGAGTTCTTCACCAATGTAATTGGTGGCGAGGACGATAAGACCAATCAGTAAAGTGCCCTGCATCATGCTGTCCTTCTGAGACATGATGTACATGACGAGCTCGTCGATGGGCTGGATGCCCGTACTCTTCTTGACAACCTTCGGGACGATGGACACGATGGCGATCCAGAGAGCCATGGCGATGATAACGGGTCGTAGATTTTCTTGGTCAAGAAACATATTAATTAAAGATGAGAAAAAAACCCCCAGTCAACTTTAAATACACAACTTTTTAAAAGATGAGTACCCCCAAAGCACCCGGAGCGCCAAAAAGAGGACGTTATCTCGAAGACCCATTCAATGACCCAGAACCAGAGTACATCAAAGTAGAGTTCATAGAGACCAAAGTATATGATTCGGGGCACATAGAAAACAACGTCGGGGCGCGCGTGTATGAAATACACACCGGGAATTTCATGGTTATGCAAGCAATGACGAGTGCTTTCCTATCCAGAACCATAGCTAAAGACCTGGATACGATTGGGTACGTCGTGGGTGTTGAAAAAAAAAGAGATTCTTCTTTAGTTTTTCATCAAGTTGTTTTAATTAAAAAAATTACATGAGATGCTTTTTACAATACCCGTTACAACTCGCCTTAAATCTACAACGCTCACCATTTTTAGTCTTACCCTGACAGAAAGTGGACGATTTTTTACTTTTCTGTGATGGTTGGTCTTTGCCAGGTTTGAGAATACTTACACTTCGCGACATTTTCTTCTCACGAAGCTCGCGCGCCTTCTCGACACATCGCCACGTCGCATTCGCCAACTTGACACATTTATCCGTGGCGTCGTGGGTCCTGTAATGCTCCATAGCATCTTTAAGCATTCTTTCCCATGAAGCGTCACGCACAATATGTGCCATGACCTCTTACATTATTTACGCGCCTTCGTTTTAATTGGGATAGGTGAACTCCTTCCGGGTTTTTTATTTTTTTTAATAGGTGAGACCGGGGGTGAAATTCTATGTAATCTCCCCATTTGATTGATTTGTTGGCGTAACACATGAATGCTCATTCTTCTATTTAAATATTTAGTCGCGAGTAGCATTCGCTGTTTATCGGCGATGATGGGGAATGGGAACATCGCCCTGTTTAGTAATTTCATAGCTTCGCGAGACTCCTTTTTTTTATCGTTGTTGAAATTTTTATATTTATCGTCAACCCACTGCCTGTATGGACGCAAGAATCTGTAGTTTTCCATTTAAAAATATACTATATTTTTTTTCAACTCTCCGCAATCGCCGACAAATATAAGTCCACGTCCCCCTTGAACTGCGGACACTTCTCTAACGTTTTCTGCGTCACCTCATTCTGCACACCAAATATGCGCTCCTTGAATGTTTTCATATCGATACCCGTGGCGCCGTGAATCTCCTGGTCGGACGCGATGTCCTTCGCCGCCGTGAGGTACGCCGTCGCGTGATTCGCGTGCACGACGCTGTGCAGCGGAGACCCATCCTGCTGCGCCATGGTTGCATATTTCGCCGCCCTTTTCATCAACGTGTCGAGGGTTTTAGCTCTCCCCCTTTTCGCATTCTGTGCAACGATGGAGCCCACGCACACGGCCAAAATCAGGTAAAGATACATCTGTTCCTTTTTATAAATAAACCATTTTTTTTAATTCACTCAATTAAACGTAGCCCACATTTGTTACATAAATGTCGTACGAACACAATTACTTGAAAAACCTTTTCCTCGGCGATGAGTACGCGAACGCCTTGTTTCAAAAGGTGATGGAAAAATCCATGTACACTGAGCCGGAGTTTAGTGATAAGATTCTCCGAAGGGCGTGGGCGCGAAAAGAAATCGAGACGGACCACGACATCAACGACGTGTACACCATCATCGAGAACGATGAATGGGACATTGGGATTGAAACGAGTCGTAACATCTGCATGTACGCGTCGGAGTCTAAGGAATTTTATAAAAAGTTTGGAGACTTTCACAGCGAACACGGCATCAGCTTTTGTTCCGAAGATGACCCGAAAGAGCTCATGATTACCCACGATTTGGGTGGCGAAGGCACCACACTTTGCGTGGACGTGTGCAAATCTCTCGGCGAAGAATACCCGTACGTCATCCGGGACATGGAACGCAAGATTCCAGATGACACTGACGATTCGTGTAAATACGTGCTCCTCGTCGAGGAATGTTCCGTGGAATCGTGTGATTGGGAAGACCTCGTGGACATCTTCGACCAACACGACATCACCCTCGTTTCTTTTAAGGAATTAATGCAATAATAAATAAACAATGATTATTCGATGGGACTACCAATGTTTCCTATGTACAAATCCCATAAATGTTCACAGCGTACCCGACAATCTCTATGAATGGGCCGCGTACTCACATTACAGATTCATATACAATCCCATCCCCTTGTTTATGAATCGCATGTACCTGAAATACATAGGAAAACGAATGCGTCGAGTGTGCACGGATTGTTTCATCCATCATAAATTGAAATTCAATCCACACGTACTTCGTGATAGAGAGATAGGTCGACTCAAAATGCGCCCGAGGGTCAGTCGTAGTTTGACGAAAGAGTTCATCGGGGAATGGGTCAGGGATATGAAAACTTTTTTTTATCCAGAAGAAAGTATAGAATGAATATTAACGTCCACCTCGAAGCTTTTTTAAGAATTTTAGGGGTTTTTATATCCGTGTTTTTCACGGTGAAGTGGACATCTTCCACGAACCCACCTTTATACGACGTCCCCATGACTATTTTTGCCGTCATGTTAGCTATTTTGTTGAATTACTTGTAAATTTAAAAAAAACCCCCAGTAATACAATTACACCGACTCATTGACCATGACATGACGGAGACTATTCAAAAACTCACACACATAGAACACATCCTCAAGAGGCCCGACAGCTACGTGGGTCCCGTAGAACAGAGTCGGGAACAATACTGGGTCTTAGAAGGTGATGCGTTCGTGAAAAAGTATGTGCAGTACAGCCCGGCGTTGTTGAAGATTTTCGACGAGATTCTCGTGAACGCCATCGACCGGAACTCCCTCTTCCCAAAGTTGGTATCAAACATTCTCGTGGACGTCGATAAAGAATCTGGGGCGGTGACGATATCAAACAACGGCCCTCTCGGTGGCGTCGCGGTACAAGAACACGTCGCGGAAAAGTGTTGGAATCCCGAACTCACGTTTGGTCACTTGTTGACGAGTACGAACTACGACGACACGCAGAAACGCATCGTCGGTGGACGCAATGGGTACGGCGCGAAATTGGCAAACATTTACTCCTCCAAGTTTGAGATTACAATAAAAGATGGCGAGAACAAGCTGTTGTATACTCAAAGTTGGTCAGATAACATGACAAAGTGCAACCCCCCAAAAATTAAAAAATTTTCAGGTGCCACATCGGTGGTGAGCATCACTTTTGTTCCGGATTGGAAACGTTTTGGTATGCGTGGAATGACTGAAGACATTTATGATATTTTTAAAAAAAGGGTGTGGGATTCAAACATTTGTACGAGCCCCAATTGCAAGGTTAAATTTCAAGGCGAACCTTTACCGAAAATGTCATTCGATAAATATGCCAAGATGTACACACAAACGGAAACCATCGTCTCCGTGTCCACCGAGAGATGGTCCGTGTGCATCGCGCCTTCGCAAGATGGATTCGAACAGGTGTCTTTTGTGAACGGCATATGCACGACGAGGGGGGGCACACACGTGGACCACGCCGCGGGTCAGGTGGCATCTGGTATCATCGAAGAAGTGGCAAAAAAAATTCAACTCAAACCACAACAAGTCAAGAATACTTTTTTCATCTTCGTCAAAGCTGTTTTGGAAAACCCAAGTTTCTCGAGTCAGGTGAAATCGGAGTGCACATCAAAACCCGCCGACTTTGGCAGTCGTTTCGAAGCCCCGAAGACGTTCATCAAGGCTGCGCTTCGTTCGGGGATTCAAGACGAACTGACCACGCTCTCAAAGTACAAGGAAATGCAGCAGTTGAAAAAGACCGACGCAGGTGCGAAAAAATCAAAAATCACGGGCATCCCAAAGTTGGATGATGCGAACAAGGCGGGCACGGCGCAATCTCACAAGTGTACACTCATCGTGACAGAAGGGGATTCGGCGAAGACGTTGGCGGTGGCTGGTCTCTCCGTGGTAGGCCGCGATTACTACGGCGTGTTCCCATTGCGTGGGAAATGTAAGAATGTTCGCGATGCATCGGTGAAAACGTTGACAGAAAATAAAGAATTCAGTGAACTGAAAAAGATTCTTGGATTGCAGCAAGGTAAAAACTACGAAGACGCGAAAGAACTTCGATATGGCCGTTTGCTCATCATGACCGACGCCGACCACGATGGTTCTCACATCAAGGGTCTTTTGTTGAACATGTTTCACTTTTTCTGGCCATCTCTGTTGAAAATAAATTTCGTGGAGAGCATGGTGACACCAATCATCAAAGTGACGAAGGGGAAGAATACGATTAGTTTTTATACCGACCACGCATTTAAAACTTGGTACGGGCAAAACAATTATGGTGAATGGAAAATCAAATACTACAAGGGTTTGGGGACTTCAACATCTCAAGAAGCTCGTGAATATTTTAAAAATATTGAACGATTGGTGGTGAAATTCGACGTGGACGCGATGACGGACGAGTCCATGCTTTTGGCTTTCGATAAAAAGAAGGCTGACGAACGCAAAACGTGGCTCTTGGATACTTCACTCAAAGATTCGAATCAATTGGAAATCCCATATGGGAACATTTCGCGACTCGGTATCACGGACTTTGTGCACAAAGACCTCGTGAACTTCTCCATGGCTGACCTGAAACGTTCCATCGCACACGTCGTCGACGGACTCAAACCATCGCAGAGGAAAGTTCTCTACGCGTGTTTTCACAAAAACTTGAAAGATGAGATGAAAGTGGCGCAACTCGCTGCGTACGTGGCGGATAAGAGCGCGTATCACCACGGCGAAGTGTCGTTGGCTGATACCATTGTAAAATTGGCATCTGATTACGTGGGTTCAAACAATGTTAATTTATTGAGTCCCTGTGGTCAGTTTGGGACTCGTCTCATGGGTGGTAAAGATGCGTCTCAGACGCGCTACATCTTCACCAAGTTGGCGCCCGGGACTCGTAAGATGTTCCACCCCCTCGACGAATCAGTGCTTACATACATGGAAGACGATGGGAGACGCATTGAACCGGAGTACTACGTACCAATCATCCCAATGGTGTTGGTGAATGGCACCGAAGGCATCGGCACTGGTTTCAGTTCCTACGTCCCACCATTCAATCCCGTGGACATCGTCGACAACTTGGAACGCATCCTGAAAGGTCTGACCCCGGTGGAGATGAAACCCTACTATCGTGGATTCAAGGGTGAAATCACGAAAGATGACAAAGACAATTGGGTGGCCGATGGTGTTTGGAAACATGGGTACAAATCTCTCGTCATCACCGAACTCCCCCCAGGGCGGTGGACCCAGGATTTCAAAGAATACCTCGATGAACTCACTGAAAAGAAAGTGATTCAAAACTACGTGAACAAGTCAACTATTGAAGACGTACATTTTGAAATTTCTGGATACGAGGGCGTGGATGTCGTGAAAGATTTCAAACTGAGGAAGACGATTCACACCACAAATATGCACCTCTTTCACCCAGACAGGGGCATACACAGATACACTTCACCGGAAGAAATTCTTACAGATTTCGTGAAAATTCGGTTCGACTATTACCTCAAAAGAAAGAAACACCTGATACACGAATGTGAGAAGAAAACAAGATTATGTACACACAAAGCTTTGTTTGTGAAAATGGTCGTCGATGGACAGATTCGCATCTTCAAAAGAAAAAGAACGGAACTCGAGAGTGAAATGATTCGTCACTTCCCGATGATTGATGGCACGTTTGATTACCTGTTGAACATCCGAACGTTCCAGTACACACAAGAAGCCGTGGAAGACTTGATGCGACAGGCTGCGCTCGCGCAGGAAGAACTTCAAACCATCACACAGATGACCCACGCACAGATGTGGCAAATGGATATTAAAAAATTATAAGTCTACATTAAGTATGGGTGAAGCCGCACACATCGCGCTCAGTGCCATCGGAAAGCAGGATACATACCTGTTATCGAAAGACCCAGAAGAAAGTTTTTTTAATTACAACTTTAAACAACACTCAAACTTCCGCAAGTTTCATAGAAATAAAAACATAACACCACCCTCGAATCGCCCGGACACGTGGCCTTTCGGGGAAACCATCAAAGTGCAGTACAACCCCCAAAACATGGGAGACTTGTTGTCGAACATGTATTTGAGCATCACGTTGCCCGCGCTCGGTGTTGGTGAAAACTACGCGGACCAGGTGGGCAGACACATTCTGTCCCACGTGAAGATGTTTGTCGACGAGTTGGAAGTTGAAACTTTTTGGGGTGATTTTGGTATCATTTATGATGAATTGTACACCGAAATGTCTGAAAAAGTCGCGAACCGGTTTCTTTTGAACCGGTCACTCGCGTTCGATAGCTCTGAAATTTCAAACAGCTACGCGGAATACACGTCGGACGTGGTGATTCCCTTGAACTTTTTCTTTTCCAGAAAGTTTGCCGCGGATGAATACGAGTCGAATCAACCCAACCGACCTTACTTCCCCGTGTGTGCGTGTCATCGACAGAAGATTGAATTTGAATTCACGTTCCAACCGCAGACCTTTTTTGCAAACACGGCGACGACGTTGTCTTTGTCAGAGTTTGACATCGTGACGGAAGAAATCACACTCAGTCCGGAGGAACGACTTTACTCCATGAACCACCAAGGCTTGTGGATCACCGACGTGGTCAAGAAACACCCGGTGATTTTGACGGACCCGTCGCAGGATTTCATCAAAAATCAACTCGTGCCAAACATCCCCGT